CTCCGAAATAACCCCGAAGGGGCAAAATCTGGGGTTGTCTGGAGCGAAAACCGAATAGAAAGGCGGCCGATGGCGGCAAAACGAACCGAAACAACCACCAAACGTCGCCGTCCACCAGCCAAAACAGCCGCGGGCCGGGCCAACCAACTGAAAGCAATGGCTTATGACCTCGCAGCAGCAAAGCTGGAGGACGGAACAGCCAGTAATCAACTCATTATTCAGTTCCTTAAGGTCGATCCCGTCCGCGAAGAGCTCGAACGCGAGCGTCTCGAGAACGAAAACACGCTTCTCAAGGCCCGCGTATCGGCTCTCGAGTCTGGCCAGCGCGTCGAAGAGCTCTACGCCGAGGCACTTGAAGCTATGAAGGGCTACCGCGGTGAGTCTGAGGACGACTGAGGCGCTCTTTGCGCTCGAGAACTACTTCGATCGATACCAATATCTCCGAATCAAGCAGGGTGTGGGGGAGCGCACATTTGGAGGCGACCGCTGGTTGAACCAACGCTTCTACAGAAGTAGCGAGTGGAGGTCTATACGCGATCAAGTCATTCTACGAGATGACGGATTCGATATGGGGCATCGAGACTATCCAATCAATGGACGAATCTACATACACCACATGAATCCAATGCAGCCAATAGATCTGAAGAGCGGTAATCCAGATGTCATTGATCCTCGCTATCTGATCAGCGTAAGTATGAGAACCCACCAAGCCATCCATTATGGCGACGACGGACTTCTACCGAAACCTGTCGTTGCTCGACTTCCAGGCGACACCTGTCTCTGGGGAAAGAGGCCAACATGAGTGTGCTCGCGGACACTAAGGCGTTTTGCGGGATTGCCTGGAATAATTATGACTTCGATATCGAACTGAGAACGTTTATCAACGCCGCCCTCAGCACCCTCACCGAGCTCGGTGTAGATGTCAAGACCTATGTGATGAATCAGGAGATCGACTGGCCACAGGTCTTTGTGCGAGAATACCCTGAAGAAGTCAAGCCTTTCGTCTACCTCAAAGTTCGACAACTGTTCGATCCCCCTCAAAATGCATTTCTCGTATCGGCCATCGATAAGCAGCTCCAAGAGCTGGCATGGCGTATCAACATCCACGTCGAGCGAAATCAAGGAGGTGTAGATACATGGCGACAGACACCCTAACCCATCACGGTGTTAAAGGGATGAAATGGGGCGTCCGAAAGAAGCGCTCTGGCGGCGACGCTATGGCGCGCCTGGCTAAACGTAAAGCCCCTAAGTTCTGGGGTATGGCCGTCGTCGGCCAAAAGAAGAAACCCGAGATACACACCAAGGCGGATCTTAGCGAAAACCACAACAAGCCGCCGGAATCGTCTGGCGGGCTGATTCGTGGAAAGAAGACTGCCAACATCTCAGACAAACAGCTTCGAGCAACCATCGACCGACTCAAAATGGATGCCGAGTATGCCAAACTGACGCGCTCCGGGTGGCAAAAGTTTGCGTCGAGGGTTGGTGACAAGCTCGCTGCTCAAGCCGTAGCTACGGCTTCGGCCATGATCAGCAAACAAACGACGGGTTATCTCAACCAGGTCATCAACCAGACAAAGACGGGGTCGACAAAGCCACCCAAGCCCAAGAGCGAACCAGGCCCAAAGGACACCCCCGACGCCGGGGCCTCAAACCTCCCCGCCAAACCTGGGCCGAAACCCCCATCTGGCGGGTCTGGAGATAATGCTCGTAGTGCGTTCCGCAGACGCTGGGATAACATGAGCGCAGAGTTCAAGCGGACGTACAGCGGCCCAACAGCGACGGCTAAGACGACCGAAAACAAGATCAGAGACCAATACGGCGACTTCATGTTCGATCGCGGAAGCGTTATCGATGAGAAAGGCCGAAAGGTTCGACCTAGGGGGAAGTAAGTGGCGCTCTCGAACACTGCGACACCGTACTACTACGGAATCTTCCGCGATAAGGTCATGCGCGGAGAAATACCTGTGTGTGAAGAGATCTCGCAGGAGATGAACCGAATCGATGCGCTGATCGCAGATCCTAACATGTACTTCGACGATTCAGCGATCGATGGATATGTGAAGTACTGCGAGCGCGAGCTTACTACGACCGACGGGGAAGACCTCCACCTGCTCGACTCATTCAAACTCTGGGCTGAGCAGCTCTGGGGATGGTACTACTTCACAGAGCGCACAGTGTTCGTCCCACACAAGGACCGCCCTGGTGGGCGCTATGAGCTGCGGCGCAAGAAGATGCGACTGACTAAGAAACAGTACATCATCGTTGCACGAGGCGGTGCAAAGTCGATGTATGCAGCCACATGGCAAGCATACTGGCTCAACATCGACACAAGCACGACACATCAAATCGTAACTGCACCTACTATGCGACAAGCAGACGAGGTTCTTTCGCCGATTCGTACGGCTATTACTCGCGCAAGAGGCCCTCTGTTCAAGATGTTGACCCACGGGTCCAACAAGAACACCTCGGGGGATCCCGCGAAGCGTCAGAAGTTGGCCCCCACCAAGATGGGTATTCAAAACTTCCTGACGAACTCGCTGGTTGAAATTCGCCCAATGTCAATCGACAGACTCCAGTCGCTTAGGTCAAAATACAATACGATTGACGAGTGGTTGTCTGGCGACGTTCGAGAAAACGTGATCGGCGCTATCGAGCAGGGCTCATCCAAACACGAAGAATACTCCATCATCGCTATATCCTCCGAGGGCACCGTGCGCAACGGCGCAGGAGACGCTCAGAAGATGGAGCTGATGAAGATCCTCCGAGGCGAGATGACGGCCCCGCACGTCTCGATCTGGTACTACAAGCTAGACGACGTTAAAGAGGTCGCCGACCCTCGCATGTGGGTGAAGGCTCAGCCGAACATCGGCATCACCGTGTCGTATGACGCCTACCAGCGGGATGTCGATCGCGCGGAGCAGGTTCCATCGGCACGGAACGATATTCTGGCTAAGCGATTCGGTATTCCGCTTGAAGGATTTACGTATTTCTTCACTTACGAAGAGACCCGCCCACATCCACCGAAGAACTTCTGGAAGATGCCGTGCTCTATGGGGGCGGACTTGTCGAGAGGTGATGACTTCTGTTCGTTCACGTTCTTGTTCCCGCTGCCCGGTGGAGGCTTCGGCGTTAAGACTCGTTCGTACATCACCGAGGTAACACTAGACCGTCTGCACGCAGCCCTCCGACTCAAGTATCAAGAGTTTCTAGATGAGGGCTCTCTTGTGGTACTCCCGGGGACGATGCTAGAAGTGGACCGTGGCGTTTATGATGATCTGGATCGCTTCATTGAGCAAAACTCGTACGACGTCCGCTCATTCGGCTATGATCCATACAACGCCAAAGAGTTCGTCGCTCGCTGGGAGATGGAGAACGGGCCATACGGCATCGAGAAAGTTCCCCAGGGCGCACGCACCGAGTCTGTCCCACTTGGCGAGCTGAAGACGTTTGCGTCCCGACGCGAGCTTCTCTTCGACGAAGAGTTGATGTCCTTCTGTCTGGGCAATGCCATCACGATGGAAGACACCAATGGTAACCGCAAGCTTATGAAGAAGAGAGCCGAAGACAAGGTCGATGCTGTCGCGGCTCTAATGGACGCGTTCGTGGCGTATAAGCTCCATCGCGATGCATTTGAATAATGAAAGGAGGCGCTATGGCGCCATTTGGCGATAGACTTCGCCATGCGTGGAACGCCTTCCGCAAACCAGAGATCCGAATCGACTACTCGTATGGGCGGTATAGTCGAAGTCCAGTTAATCGTACCTATATCAGTAGCGAGCTATCGGTTCTGGCCGCTGTCAAAACCCGTATTGCGATGGACTGCGCGTCGGTCAAGATTCACCACGTCAAAATGAATGGTAAGGGACAGACCGACGAAGTCATCCGTGACGGGCTTCACTCGTGTCTGAACGTAGAGGCAAACATCGACCAGAGTGCCCAGGCTCTCCGACTCGACATATTTCAGACGCTACTCAATAAAGGCGTCTGCGCCATAGTCCCTGTCGATACCACGCTCGATCCATCCCGGTCGGCGTCGTATGATATTAAGACTATGCGCGTCGGCGAGGTGGTCGAGTGGTTTCCTGAGTACGTGCGTGTTAAGCTGTTCAATCAGGAGCGCGGCGAACTTGACGAAGTGATTCTTCCGAAGAAGACAGTGGCCATCGTTGAGTCTCCGCTGTATCCAATTCTGAATGCGCCGAATTCGACATTCCAGAGGCTCTCACACAAGCTCGCACTTCTCGATTCTGCAGATGACGCGGCTGCGGCAAATAAGCTGGATCTCATCTTCCAGCTCCCCTATACTGTTCGCAGCGAGGCTCGAAAGCAGCAGGCGAAGCAACGTCTTAGCGAAATCACAGACCAACTCACAGGGTCTAAGTATGGTATTGCTTACGCCGACGCGACAGAAAAGATTACACAGCTAAACCGGCCAGTCGAAAACACTCTCCTGTCCCAGATTGAATACCTCACCAAAAGGCTACATTCAGAACTGGGCGTTACAGAGGAAGTATTGGCTGGAACCGCCAACGAGACGACGATGATGAACTATCGTCAGCGGACTGTTAAACCTTTAGTGGAGGCTGTTGTTGAGGAGCTCAGACGAAAGTTCTTGACAGCGACCGCACGCGGTCTCGGCCACGAGCTTTCAACGTTCACCGAGCCGTTCTCGCTGGTTCCTGTTTCTGAGCTTGCCGAGCTGGGCGACAAGTTGATCCGCAACCAGGTAGTCACACCAAATGAGTTCCGCTCAGTTCTCGGATTGCCGCCGGCGACCGACCCAGACGCGGATAAGCTACGTAATCCAAACCTACCTGTGGAAGACACGGCGCCCGCACCGGACGCTGTCTAATGAAAGGTCAAAATGAAAGCAGACTTCTCGGGCTACGCTACCCGAGCAAATGTTCTGTGCTCTGACGGCCGGACCATTGCGCCAAATGCATTTAAGCATCAGGACGGCGCCACGGTTCCGCTTGTTTGGGAGCACGGAGGCAGGAGTCTTGAAAACATCCTCGGCCGAGCAACGCTCGAACACCGAGAGGATGGTATGTATGCTACCTGCATGTTTAACGAGACCGCCACGGCAAACACCGCCCGCGAGCTTGTTAAACATGGGGATCTAAACTCGCTCTCGATCTATGCAAAAGATCTGAAGCAGCAGGGCGCCACTGTTATGCACGGCGAGCTTGTCGAGGTCTCCCTCGTTCTCGTCGGCGCGAATCCGGAAGCCCGGATCGATGAAGTATACCTCACGCACTCTGACGGTCTGAGTGAGGAAATGGAAGGGGAAGCTTTGATTCAGTTTGGATCGCAGCTCCGGCACGCCGACGGCGAGGACAAAGCTCCAGCCGAAGAGGGCGGTAAAACCGTCGCAGACATCTTGGACGGCATGTCCGAGGAAGAGAAGAACGTCGTAGCCTGGCTCGTAGAGCAGGCCGCCGCAGGTAAGCTGGACGACGAAGAGGAAAAGGCCGATGAGGCGCCGGCCGAGGACGCTCAGCACTCTGCTAAAAGCGCCGACACCATTAAACACTCTGACACGAAGGATAGCGAGTTGACCCACAACGTTTTCCAGGGTAACGCTGCGTCGAACGAGATTCGCCACACCATGACCGGTGACCAGATCAACGGTATGATCCGTGAGGCCATCGACGTTGGCGGCAAGTTCAGCACCACAGCACTGAAGCACGCCGCCCAGTACGGCATCGAGAAGATCGAGTACCTCTTCCCTGAGGCAACCGCTGTCTCCGACACCCCGGACTTTATCGCCAACCGTATGGAATGGGTGGCCAACGTTCTTGGCGGCGTTCGCCGCTTCCCCCATGGTAAGGTGAAGAGCCTCCATGCAGACATTACCGCAGACGAGGCCCGAGCGAAGGGTTACACCAAAGGTAACAAGAAGGTTGAAGAGGTCTTCAAACTCCTGAAGCGCGAGACCCACCCGACCTGGATCTACAAGAAGCAGAAGTTCGATCGCCAGGACGTCATCGACTCCACCAACCTCAAGGTTATCGACTTCGTTAAGCAGGAAATGCGCATCATGCTCGACAAGGAGCTGGCTCGCGCTATCCTGGTTGGCGACGGCCGACAGGCCAGCTCTGCTGACAAGATCGATCCGGAGAAGCTTCGTCCTATCTGGACCGACGACGAACTGTACTCCATTCACAAGACCGTCGAGAAGACTGTCGAAGGCGTCGAGCTGGTTGAGTCTGTGACTCGTGGCATGGTCGAGTACCGAGGCAAGGGCATGCCCACACTGTTCGTCTCTCCGCAGACGATGGTTGACCTTCAGCTTGTGAAGGACAAGAATGGCGCTTACATGTACCCGACTGACGATATCCTGGCCCGCCGCATGCGCGTGTCCAACATCGTCGAGGTCCCCGAGTTCGACGGGCTGAAGCGCACCGTTGGTTCTGCCGAAGTCGACCTGATCGGTATCGCTGTCAACCTGGGCGACTACACCCTCGGCAACGACAGCGGCGGCGAGATTTCGTACTTTGACTTCTTCGACATTGACTTCAACCAGATGAAGTACCTGTATGAGATCTACATGAGTGGCGCCCTGACCACTCCAAAAGCCGCCGTCGTCTTCGAGCGCAAGAAGGCCTGATAGGTCAAAATGGCGCGCTTTGTTGGTATGCTCGGGTATGCCGACTATGTCGAAACCGCTGACGGGGTATTCGAGGAGCAGATCGTTGAGCGAAAAGCCATCGGTGATGCAAACCGGATAGCCCGTCGGTGGGAGACGAGCGAGAACCTTAACGACGACCTGGTGGCTTCGCATGAGTTTAGCATTATGATGGACGCGTATTCTTCTCAGAACTTCACTAACATTCGATATGTTGTGTGGGGCGGCAAGAGGTGGCGCGTTAATTATGTTGAAGTGCGGCGTCCCCGGTTGTCGCTTACGGTCGGGAAGGTGTACAATGGCCCCACGCCAACGTCTCCATGAGAGACTAAAAGCGGTTGCCGGTTCTGCGAAAGTGTACTATCAGCCCCCGCCATCTGTCCAGCTTGAGTATCCGTGCGTCGTATATTCCAAAGTCGACTACGACATTAACCACGCGGACGACGGCCCGTATGTCACGCATGGACAGTATCAGGTGGTGGCGATCTACCGAGAGCCCGACAGTCAGCTTCCGGAGAAGATTCTTAGTATTCCATGGAGTGCTATGAACAGGCACTATGCTGTGAACAACCTCTATCACGACGTGTTCACAATTTACAACTAACGAAAGGAGTCCAAAGTGGCGAAAGACGCTTTGGTATGGGATAAGGACGGCGAACGCCTGTACAAGGGTGGTGTTGACCGCGGCGTTCTGTTCGTAATGGACGACACTGGCCACTATGGCGAAGGTGTGGCGTGGAACGGCCTCACTAAGATCAGCCAGTCGCCAGAGGGGGGCGAGGCTACTGAGAAGTACGCGGATAACCGTGTATATGCTGTCGTGATTTCTCCCGAGAAATTCAAAGGTACCATCGAAGCCTTCCAGTCCCCTAAGGAATTCGACGTCTGCGACGGCGAAGCCGAGATTGCTCCCGGTGTTGCTATTACCCAGCAGTCCCGCCGTAAGTTCGCTCTTTGTTGGCGAACCAAAATCGCCTCCGACGTCAATGGCTATGACTTCGGCGAAGAGATTCACATCGCCTACGGTTGTAAGGCCTCTCCTTCCAGCGCCGACAATGAGACGTTGAACGAGAGCCCCGAGCCCACCACGCTGTCTTGGGAGTTCAGCACCGAGCAGACGAACGTCTCCGGTAAGGCTCCGACGGCACACGTCATCATCCGATCCTCTCGAATCGAAGAAGAGAAGTTCAAGAAGGTGCAGGAGATGCTCTACGGCAAAGCCCCGACCAATCAGGGTGGAACCGATGGAGTGGCTCCAAAGCTCCCGACCCCTGACGAGATCAAGACGCTGGTCTCCTAATAGAAAGGTTACAAGCGAATGCTTGAGCTTAGCATCCCCGGTGGCGAACGATATGATGAAGTCACTGAGACTTTCATCTCCGACGAACCCATCGATCTGCGGCTTGAGCATTCGCTTGTGGCCGTCGCCGAGTGGGAGTCAAAATGGAAGACACCTTTCCTTGGCGGCGCCTCCAAGTCGCACGATATGATTATCGACTACCTCCGCTGTATGGCGGAGGGGCGAGTCTCGGCGAAAGATCTGTTGCGTATCGGACCGTCCGAGGTGAAGCAGATTCAAGAATACCTCGACGATTCACACACTGCTACTACATTTCGTGGCGGAGAAGACGGACGTGCTCGTCCAGTAACTTCTGAAGAAATTTACGGCTGGATGGTCGCGTATCGTATACCATTCGAGTGTCAGTACTGGAACCTTAACAGGCTTATGATGCTGATACGCGTCTGCGGCTATCAGCAGAATCCAAAGCGTAAGAAAGAAGCTCAATCAGAAACATTGTCACGGTATCGCTCTATTAACGAGAAGCGCCGGGCAGAGACTGAGGAGAGACTTCGTGCTCAGCGTAACCAGTAGTGGCGACTTCAGCAAGACGCAACAGTTCTTGGCTAAGATTATAAAGCCGGACATACGGGGTCGTCTGGAAGCGTATGGTCAACAGGGTGTTCAAGCACTTGCTGCGGCTACACCTCAAGATAGTGGCAAGACTGCTTCGTCTTGGGGGTACAGTATAGACTACAAAAGTGGCGTCTGGGGTATCTCCTGGACCAACACTCACCGCAACAAAGGCGTTCCCATTGCCATTATCTTAGAGTACGGTCACGCGACCGGAACTGGCGGATGGGTGCGCGGTAGGTCGTACATCCCCCGAACAATTAAACCGATCATGGATAAGATCGCCGATGACGTCTGGAAGGTGGTGACTTCGGCATGAGTAAGCAGCTCGACGAGCGCGTTGTATCGATGAAGTTCGATAACAAACAGTTCGAGCAAGGTATTAAGCAGACACAGAGCTCACTTAAAAACTTCAACAACGCACTTAACTTTGACAAAGCTGTCGCTTCTCTCGGCTCCATTAGCAAAGCCGCGCAAGACGTCAAAATGGATGCGATTGGTGAAGCAACCGAAAAAGCTTCTGCCGGGTTTAAAGCGTTTGAGATCGCAGCCATTACGGCCCTAGCTAACATTACGAGCCGCGTAGTTGACTCAGCGCTCCAGTGGTCCAAGAACCTTGTGTTTAATGCACCTACTGATGGATTCCGCGAGTATGAAACGCAGATAAACGCGGTCCAGACGATCCTAGCCAACACTCGTAAGGAAGGCGCCGGCATAGCCGACGTTAATAAGATCCTCGACGAGATGAACGTCTACGCCGACAAGACGATCTACAACTTCTCGGAGATGACGAGAAATGTCGGAACGTTCACGGCCGCTGGTGTTGGTTTGAAGGACTCCGCACAGTCGATCAAGGGTATTGCAAACCTTGCGGCTGTTTCGGGAAGTAATAGCCAGCAGGCCTCGACCGCGATGTATCAGCTGTCTCAGGCTATTGCCGCGGGCCGTGTTGGCCTTCAGGACTGGAACTCGGTAGTCAACGCGGGTATGGGTGGTCAGGGCTTCCAGGATGCACTTAAGCGTACAGCTTTGGCTTTCGGCGGGCTCAATAAGAAGCAGCGCGAAGCACTCAATGGCGGTAAGAGTTTCCGTGACTCGCTAAAAGACGGATGGCTCACCACCAAGGTCTTGACTGAGACACTTAGGCAGTACGCGGGCGAAGTCGATGCTGCAACCCTTAAGTCTCAAGGATTCTCCGAGAGTCAAATCAAGGACATCCTTGAGATGGGACAGGTTGCACAAGATGCAGCAACCAAAGTAAAGTCGTTTACCCAGCTACTCGAAACCCTCGGTGAAGCCCAGGGTTCGGGGTGGGCGCAGACATGGCGTATCATCCTTGGCGATTTCGAAGAAGCTAAGGAACTCTTTACGTGGTTGTCTGACACTCTCGGCGCCGTAATTAACGAGTCCGCCACGGCTCGAAATCAAATGTGGCAGCAGTGGAAGGATCTTGGCGGGCGAACGGCCATCATCAACGCACTCAAGAACGTTCTCACGGGTATTGGGCGCATCCTTGGTCCTATTCGAGACGCGTGGCATGCAGTCTTCCCGCCGACCATGGGTACCATCATGGCCGAGATATCTAAGGGGCTCGAGCGCATCACGCAAGGCCTAATACTATCTGAGCCGAGCGCTGAAAAACTGAAGCGAATCTTCCAAGGGTTGTTCTCTGTATTTTCGCTCGTCACTCAGGCCGTTCTCGCCGTCGCTCGCGGTATTGGGGCGCTTCTAAACGATCTCATATCTCTTCTCCCCAGAGGTAACGGTAGCATTCTTGAGTTTGTAGCAGGCCTTGCCGATTGGGTCACCAACCTCTCCAACGCCGCAAAGGAATCCGATTTCTTCCTAAAGCAGGTTCAGGCTTTTGGTGACTGGGTGAAGTGGCTTATTTCAGTCGCCACCCCCTACATAGTTAAGGCTGGCGAAGCTATCGGGCGTTTCGGCACTGATGTGTGGCGTACACTCGGAGACTTTGCACAGCTCACGCAGAAGAAACTAGAAGAGCTAAAGGCTTTCCTGGTGCCTGCGGCTAAAGGTGCTGCCGAATCCACGAACCAAGAGCTCGGAAAGATCGGCGCTGTCACAACCTCCGGGTCGTTGGCGGCGTTTGAGAAAATCAAACAGTGGTTCGACGTCCTCGCTCAGGCTGCCGCAGGGTTTGCCGAGAAGGTTCGAAAGGCGTGGGACGATGCGCATAAGGTCTTCAGCGACTTGAACAAGAAGTTGAAGAAAGATGAGAGTGTTAAGTCCGTCGGCGAGGAATACAACCAATTTCTTGCGGGTACAAACCTAACTCTCGGCGCAGGTATCGGTACCGCGCTGTTTATACTGGTGCAGCGTCTAGCGGGAATCGCCGGTAAGGTTCAGAAAAACCTCAAGAACACCGCTGAGATGATCGAGAAGTTTGGCGGAGTCGTAGACGCGGTTAAAGACCATCTTAAAGCCCTGACCGGCGAGGTCAAAGCACGAACTCTTCTCACTATCGCTTTCGCCATCGGAGTACTCGCAGCATCGGTTTGGGCACTCTCAAACATTGATGCCGCTAAACTGACCCAAGGTCTTATCGCACTGACTGTACTCCTAGGGGAAGTCGCGGGTATGCTTTACCTCATCTCGAAGAGTGAGGGGTTGACAGGCATGCAATTTGCTAAGGTTGCATTCGGTCTTCTGATCATATCTGTGTCCGTACTCCTACTCACAAAAGCGCTAGAGAAATTCGCCCAAATGGATCCGTTCAGGTTGACTGTTGGGCTTTTGGCACTTGGTGTGGTTCTAGAGCAGCTTACACACACTGTCAAAAAGATGCCCGCCAACAACGACCTAGCAAAGACGTCTCTAGGTCTTATTGGATTGGGCGTGGCACTCATCCTTATTTCCAAGTCTGTAGAGATGCTAGGTCAAATGCGGTGGCAAGATCTCATTAAAGGGATCGCTGGTATCGCTGCGGTGCTAACGGCGCTGGTACTGTTCACCAAAGCCGCAGACCTTGACAAGATGGGTAGTGGCGTCGGTAGGCAGATGATTGCTATTGGTATAGCGCTCCTAGCTATATCCCTGGCGGTTCAGCAGGTCGGACGTCTTAAAACGGAAGAGGCGCTCCAGGGCGTCTTGGCGATCACAGCAGTACTCACAGCTATGGGGCTGTTCATGCGCCTGACTGGTGATTCCAAGTTCGACGCATCTGGCGGTTTGGGCCTTATAGCAATGGCTGTGGCTATGCAGAGACTTGTAGACGTGATCGCGAAGTTCGGCACAATGGATATAGGCGTTCTTGTTCAAGGCTTCACTGCGCTATTCCTAGTAATGGCTGCGGTTACAGCGTCTATGAAGTTTCTAGACAAAGAAGCTCTCCCGGCCGGTGCGGGACTTCTTGCCATGTCTGTGGGCCTTCTGCTAGTTGTGAAAGCTGTCGAAACTCTAGGTGGTATGGACTTGGGGCAGCTTGTGCAAGGTATGATCGGGATGGGCCTGGCTCTTGCCAGCCTTGTTGCGGGTATGGCTCTCCTTTCCAAGATCAAACCAAATCCAAGAGCTGCTGCTTCGCTACTCTTGCTGAGCGTTGCGATTGGCGCCATTGTGCCGTCGATCCTGCTGCTTGGAGCCGCTGGACTAGGGCCTGTAGCAATCGGCGTGGGCGCACTAGTTGTCGTACTCGTAGCCCTGGCCGGCGCTTCAGTACTTCTTGCTAAAGCTATTGCTCCGATGCAAGCCCTTGCACTCGCGCTTCTAACCTTTGCCGCAGCCGTGGCGGTGTTCGGTCTAGGTGTCTTGGCACTAGGTATTGGTCTAGCCACCATTGGAACGGCGGGTAGTGCGGGCATTCAAATCCTGACGTCGGCCATTCAGTCCTTCTTGTCTATCCTCCCATATATGGGCCAGAAGCTTGCTGAAACGATCGTCATCATGATTGCCGTATTCGGCGAGAACATGCCCACGATCATGAACGCCGTATCGTTGTTTATAGGCGGTATGATCCAAGTATTCATCGATAACATTCCTGGGCTTGTACAAGCGGGCGTTACCCTGATTATTTCCCTAGTCGACGCGTTGATAGCTCTGGTGCCTAAACTCGTAGAGGCCGGCATAGAGATTATACTCGGGCTACTTCGAGGTATTCGTGACCATATTTACGAGGTAACAACGGTTGTCGGTGAGATCATAGCTGAATTCCTAAGGGCTCTTGGTCGAACAATCCCAAAGATTGTTGACGCTGGCGCTAAGGCGATCATCGACTTCATCAACGGTATGGCTGACGCTATCGATGAGAACCACATGGCTCTTATTGAAGCAATGGGTCGACTCGGCCGGGCTATTATCAATGCTTTGTGGGACGCGATCAAAGCCGCATTTAAAGGCATACTTGGTCTAATCGGCGACATCGGCGGGGCCATCGTCCGGGGAGTCTGGGAAGGCATGAAGGGCATGGCCAAGTGGTTCGGAGAACAGGTTAAAGGATTCTTCGAGGGCATGGTTAATGGCGCTAAGAAGGTTCTGGGTATTAGGTCTCCATCGCGCGTGTTTAAACAGATAGGTAAGTTCAGCATGGAGGGGCTGGCGATAGGTGTTGAAGAAGGTAGTGGCGGGGCCGTAGCCGCGTCTGAGAAAGCTTCTCAAGAGCTGATCGATAGTGTTAACGAAATCTTCAAGGGAATCAACCTCGACGATCTCAACATGGAGATTAATCCCGTGGTCGCTCCAGTACTCGATCTGGACAAAGCTAAGGCTGGTGCTGATCAGCTCAACAGCCTGTTCAATTCACAACAGACGATCCGAGCGAATGTGGAAGCTGCAAGGCCGCGAACGCCTGAGCCACCTCAGCAACCGCAAGCGCAGACTGTGAACCGTACCACAGAGATCAACTTCACGCAGAACAACACCTCACCCGAGGCATTGAGCGCGATGGACATCTACCGAAACACACAAAACCAGCTGCGTCAGATTAAAGAGGCGGCTCTGTCTTACTAATTAGTCAAAATGGAAGTAAACTGTTCCAGAATGGACGCTTCCACCATCTTGGAGGGTGTATGCTTAGAGGCTTCACTGTTCTGAATCCCTCCGGGGACTCATATACGTTCACGCTCGAGCGCCCCGAAGAGATGGGCGTCTTGATCAACGATATTACGGGCCTCGGCCCGCCCAAATCAAACCTTATTCTTCAGTCCGTTTACAACCAAGACGGCGCTCGCTATAATGCGGCCCGTCTAGAGACTCGTCAAATCACGTTCGAGCTGCAGATGATAGGCGACGGTGTCCCGGGATCTCGCCGAATGATTTATTCCGCATTCCCAATTCAACAACCTGTCGTCATCACGCTCCATACCGATATCCGAGACTACGAAGCACGTGGATATGTGGAGGCCGTAACGCCTAACATCTTTTCGCAAAACGAGTCTGTGCAGGTTGTGGTCCTATGTCCTCAGCCGTACCTCACTCTTCCAGGAAACTGGGAGGCGGGAATACCATTTGAGACACGCACTGGCGGGTTCACCTTCCCATTCCAAAATAACCAGGGAATAGCACAACTGGAGTTCAACACCACCGAGCGGGTGTCAAGTCGTTCCATTGAGTATGTAGGTGAAGTTCCGTCTGGATTTATGATCCGAATGCCTATGGTTGGTAACCCCGGCCTAGTGTCTTTGTACAACCATACACGAGGCGAACTACTTCAGATAAATGTTGACCTGTATCGAATGATCACTGGCAGGACACCTGGAAGCGGCTACACACTCGAGATTGACAGCCGTCCGGGAACGTTCGGGGCCGTTATACGTCAACCTGATGGAACGGTCTATCAGGCAACAGGACTCGTTACAATTAACTCAAAATGGCCGAAGCTTCAGCCGGGCGAAAACTCGCTTGAGGTGTACACCTCGCTTTCTCGTACTGTTAACGTCTTTTCCTCGGTTACGGTATACTATTCAACATATTTCATGGGGGTCTGAATGTACCTAGAAACGATACCCGTGTATAATTACGGGCTTGCCCCGGTGTCAGCTATCAAAGGTTGGTCTAGCTTCATCTGGACTGAGCGGTACCAGGAGGTTGGCGAGTTTGAGATTCGGATTCCGGAGCGAAACCCAAATCTGCTTACGTATCTCGATGATTACATGGACAAATTCATAAAGCTCCCCTACTCTGAGGAGACAATGATCATCGAAGAGATCGCGTACGAGGGCGGGCGAGATCAGTCTGCGGTTTATATTCGCGGTCGCGATGCGAAGTCCATCCTCCAGAGGCGGGTTCTTGTCGCTACATCGGTTATCCCATATAGTGTCCCCACAAACGAGATCCTTCTCCAAGTCTTCAATGACGAAATCGCGAACCCAAGTGAACTAAGTCGACAGATCGATTTGATTGCGCTTGACGACCCTTCATCCTGGTCGGTCCACCATCTCGACTACGAGACTAAAGGTAAAAGCGTATGGGACATGTTTCTATACTGCGCGCAGATCTACAAATGTGGACTCCGGACATATTGGAAGAACAATAAGATCCGTTTCCAGTTTTGGAAGCCGAAGGTACGAAGCGGTGAAGATAACACTTTTCCGGTCGTATTTAATGAAGAGTTGGGTACGCTATCGAACATCATTTACCGGAAGACATCTAAAACATATCGAACATCGGCGTATGTCCACGTTGAGGGTGGGCAGAATAATAGCGTCATCATTAACGAGGACGTATCGAACCGGTATGCTAAGGGTCTAAACCGCCGCGAGATGTTTGTCGACCCGCAGTGGAATAACCAAAATCAGCTGGTGGATAATCCAGGGGTGAGAGCGACGCTCAGGCCGTACGGCGTAAGCGCCTTGTATGAGCATGCCTTCTACGACAACATCACCGGCGAGATTACTCGAAACGATCTATATTCGTACGGGTTGAACGGCGACTTCTACCTTGGGGATCGCATCGCAGTTGAGGTCGGCGGCAGACGTCAGTATGCTCGCGTCAAGGAGTACACATACTCGTGGACTATCGAGAATGGTTTCACGGCATACCCAACGATCGACAGTACACCCGCCGCAGACAGCTTTCTATAGGAGATATTTATGGCCATCACTTCTGGCTTCTTTGACTCGGTAAACGGTGACCGTAAATACACCGCGCAGCAGTTTGGTAGTCTCTTTACCGGAATCATTTCAGATGGAGTGTTCTCTGGCGTCGGTGGCGGCCTCAAGGTAGAATCGAGATCGAGTCAGGTATACATTAACTCCGGCCGTGCTTGGTGTCGGGGGACGTGGCTAGACAATGACGCATACGCCTCTCTGAGCGTTCCAGCCAACACCCATCCTAACTACTCGCGATATGATGCTGTGGTGCTCACGTTCGACACCTCGAGCTCTGTACGCCGAAACAGTATCGATTATATTTCGGGAGTCGCCGCCGCTACGCCACTAAAGCCAACACTCAAGGACGACTCGCTGACCAAGCAGATGCCGCTCTGCTATATTTTCAGGCCGGCTAACAGCACGACCATTACTCAGTCCAACATCGAGTCAACGATCGGTACATCGGCCTGCCCCTACATCACAGGCCCGCTCAAGACAATCGATGTGACCGACGTTGTACGCGACGCCAACTCGACAATTCGCGATACAAACCAGCGGCTACAGCAAGTCACAACCGAGCTCGAACAGAAGGCTCGCAAGCTGGATCAGGATGTAACCGCTACCAAGAACTCGTTTACCGAGTGGGTGAAGAGTGCCGAGAAAGCCCTCGGCGAGTCCCCCAACGCGTCTACAATTATTGAAGCGAAGAAGGTCGCGGACCAGGCGAAAGCTACGGCGGATCAAGCTGTCCGAACTGCGGGCTCCGCTACGAGCACGGCCAGCAGTGCTATGTCGAACGCGTCTGTCGCTTCGAGCGCTGCACATCGAGCGGAGCAGAAGGCTGATGGAGTTGTCGGAAAGTTTGCTACGCTCGAGCAGACGGTCAAAACTGAAGCGGGTAAAATTTCGCAGTTCGATAGCCGAATTCGAGTGCTCGAAAATAAAGCGGCTAACGCTACCTCGAGCTACGAACCAATTGGCGCGGCTCGGAACTACTACATCCGCGACACCGGTCGCCGTACGGTTATCAGTCCTCCAAGCGGTTGGGAGAAAGACGTCCGTGATGGGACATTTAAGCTCTGGGCCATTAACGATCGCATTACAACCACCGGTGGCGGACAGTCGTATGAGTGGATCGTAGCGGCCTTTGACTACTACTACCCACTCCAGGTTCTCCGGCATCATATTCTCTTGATCTCTGCGGACTGGCTGACAACAGGACCGATGAGTGCTGGCGGTACTATGCCTAACGCGTATAATACGGACACGTCGCTTCTCAAACAGCAGTATAACCCCGCCATATCCCAACTCCAAGCGACCTATGGTTCTGGTGGTGGATTCACGTTTATGGAGTACGTCTCTAATGGCGTGAACGCTCAAGGTCGAACCAACGACGGCACCGAGGTTCAGACGAAGTTCATGGATATGTGCGAAAGCCAGGTGTTTGGTCACTGTTCTTGGGGCATCACTACGCGATTCGACATGGGTTTCAGGTCAGACCAGCTCCCGCTGTTTAATCTATATCCGGCAGAGCGCAAGTGTGGCCGGGGTCGCTACTGGCTCCGGAACTTTATCACGTCTACCATTATGTCGGGCGTTGACGATAAAGGCCGCTCGGACGGTTGGACTGTATCGCAGACAGGTGTTGGGCGTCGTCCGTATATTCTGCTGGGAGCGTGAATGATGCCGCATGATATGCTCCCGCTGCTGGTTCAAGTCGGGGGGACTATGTTCGGCGCGGTATTTGCATCCGCCGGTTTTTGGGCATATCTCTCTAGACGAGACGCGGATAAAGACGCACGCACACATTTACTCCTAGGACTGGCGTATGACCGAATCGCGCATGTTGGAATGGGTTACATTGAGCGAGGCTGGCTCACCAAAGACGAGTACAAGGGTTTTCTGGAGTACCTATATAAACCATATGTCGAACTTGGCGGGAACGGTCTGGCTAAGAAGATCGCAGACGAGGTTGCTAAACTCCCAATCTGTAACAAACACGACTAAATAACAGCCGGTATAATGACCAGAAAGGAATCATTATGCAAATGCCTCCCGCTGACTGGAAACCCAGACACGACATGCATGCTGCCTCTCTCGACTGCCTTCTCCAACACGGAGAAGACGCCATCGTTCGAAAAGACCGCGAAAAAGCGGCCGACATGTTCCATGAGCTCCCATTGGCTCGGGTCGTGTACGGCTACCTACATCCCGTTCTTCCGGAAGATGCTCGTCTTCGTGTGGCGAAGCGTATTGAGCGCATCTACATGGGCTGTCTCGGTACCCTCATCGGTGCATAACCCTCTAAACCTAGCCAAGTGCTAGGTTTTTTTCTCAGACCCTATAATGACCAGAAAGGAATAATCATGTACACAACTATCACCATCGTTCTCGCCATGACCGCCGTTATCGTCGGCTGCCTCATCGCAGCTCGCGCGTACAAGGCTCAAGATGAGTATGAGATGGGAAAACTGTTCTGACCACCATCTGCAACACCTAGCCAAGTGCTAGGTTTTTTTCTCAGACCCTATAATGACCAGAAAGGAACTATAATGTCTGCTACAACCTCCGAATACGACCTGAAGTACTACTTCGAGTTGGCGTATCGAAACGCCGAAGACTATGCTGATTTTATGCGCACGGTTAAACCGGGCGAAGAGTCAGACCTCATCGATTCGATAAAAGACCACTATGAGTACTACGCGCAGGTGTATAGAGACAAGATCGCAGCTCTCCGCTGACACCACGACCTACCCAAGCGGTAGGTTTTTTTAACAGCCCCTATAATGACAGAAAGGAATAAAATGTTTACCAAGAACCCTCTCCGCATTGTCCTCGCATTTATCTTTGCCATGTGGGCATTGGCGGCAATCGCAACCTTCAACCCCATCTCCTGGGCGTTGGCCGCGTTGTGGTTCGCTGCTGCCTGCCGCATGGCAACGCATAAGTGGCCTACGACTCTGTGGCGTGAATACCGAAACTGACACCTCTCTCCACACTCTACCCAAGCGGTAGAGTTTTACTTTTTAGACTTGAAAGGAACAAAATGTTTTACTACAACCCTGCGGGTATGGTTTTCGCATTCCTGTTTGCTCTGATTGGGCTTATATTTGTGGTCACTGGTGTTGTGACTTTCAACATCGTCGGTCTCGTTGTCGGCCCGGTGTGGTGCTACGCTGCGTACTGCCTTCTCCGCGATTCCCTCAAATGAAAGGATTCAGATTGTCTGAACCGAAGCACGCCTTTGACGAAGAACTCGCTGCCGCCGTCGAGGCCGCCCGCCAGACTCCTAAAACCTGGCTCTCGTCCGGCGTCTACGACGTCTGTAAGTGGGCGACCCTTATCGGACTCCCGGCAGTCTCTACCCTGTACGCAGGACTCGCTGCCGTTTGGGGTTGGGGTTTCTCCGGCGAGTTCGCAACCAGCATCACCGTGGTTTGCACCTTCCTGGGTGTTCTGCTCGGTCTGTCTAAGGCCGACTACCACGCCAAAGACGGTGATACCAACGGAACCGTTAAGCTCGGCGGCGCAGACGCACAACTGACTCTTGACCAGCCTGCGAACCCTGGCGACAAGGTCACCCTGAAGGTTCTCTGATCTAACCAGCTACCAGAAAGGACACACAATGCATAACAACGTGCTATATTTGATTGGTGGGACGTGTAGTGGTAAGACAAGTCTTGCTCGATCCCTAGAGGGTAAAGGCTGGAGCTGGATCCGAAGCATCACCACACGTCCTAAGCGGCCCGGCGAACTTGACGAGTACAAAGGATGGGTCTCACCTTCCGAATTTCATGGGTTGGAACAGGCCGGAGAGCTTGAGTATATTCGCGACTACGTCACACACGATGCACTATGGCGATATGCGTTTCTACAGAAAGACCTCGAATTCGATCCGGCTGAGCGCTACGTCATGATCGGTGATCCCGTTTCGGCACGAATTGCAATGTTTCGTTACCGAACGATATTGCTGTTGTACGCTAGCGACGATGTAACGAGGGAGCGCCTAAAGCAAAGAGGCTGTAGCGAAGAGTTCATAAACCAGCGCCTCTCTAAGGACAACTCCGACTTTGGCGAGTTCCATAGGATCTCAGAATACGCTCGCTTCTCGAAGTCGCCCACGTTCGCGTTCCAACACGCGAAAAACGACAACCACTACGACCGAACAAAAATCCTCAACTGGCTCGATGAAAGGATTCCTGAATGAGCATCAACTGGAAACGACTGATTCGCGACGCTACCCCGTTCGTCCTCACAACAAGTGCTGTCGTTGGTGTTGCGGTAACGGCTATGTTCACCGCTAAAGGGGCGCTCAAAGCTCAGGACATCCTGATTCGAAACGAGGCGCGCGAGGCGCCATTCCGGCGAAAAGTCGAGCTTACTTGGAAAGAGTTCGTCCCTGCACTGTCCTCTGCCGCCGTGACTGGCGCATGCATCATCGGTCTGCACGGTATTCTGGGCCGTCGTATCGCGTCTATTGCCGCCGCAACAACCGTCGTCGAGACGCAGCTCAATAAACTCAAGACGGCAGTCAAAGATGTAGCCACGCCCCAGCTGCGCGAAGAAATTCAAAACGCAGCGGCCCGGCCCGCAGCTCGCGAGATGGAGCCACCGGTTGTAGCCGACGACCTTGCAGAGGGGAGTCAGCTCTGCTTCGAAGCATATTCAGGTCGTTACTTCGTTGCATCTATGGAGGATGTTCGAGGTGCCGTGAATGACGTCAACGCGCAGATCAATAGTAACTTCTACGCGTCCCTCAATGATCTGTATGACGCCCTTGGTCTTGAGCGGCTCCGCTACGGCGACGATGTTGGTTGGAATACCGATTCCTTGATCGAACCGAGCTTTTCCGCTGATCTCACTGCGGACGGCCGCCCCTATCTTGTCCTCGACTACCAGAAAGCGCCCTCGCATGTCTATGACCGACTCTACTGACGCTACCATCGCTACAGAGTTTAGTGATCGAGAGTCCTGTGCTGCATATTTCCTGCTTACCATCGAGCAGGCTCTCTACGCTAAACACGCGATCCAGCGCGTTCACGGCACAGGGTGGTGGGTGGCAAACGTCGTCCCCGATCTCTGCAAAAAGCTCAAAATGGCAGAGAAACACCACACCAAAATGCGGACCCTTCTCTCGTCGTATCCTTGGGAAAGTCGCCACTATGCTGAAACCCTGGTCCGGCATATGTGGATTCGCATCAAGGACCTCCACTCGAAAGTCTACGGACGCTAATGCGTCATATTTACAAGTCCTATAATGACAGAAAGGAATAACCATGTCTGAAGAAACCACCAAGACCTCCGTTCTCACTCGCATTCGCGAGTGGGTCTCCGCTCACCCCGTTGTTACGGGCGTTATCGCCGGGACGACTGTTGTGCTCGCAGCGCAACTCATTACCCAGCGCGCAAACGCCGAACTCGAGGCGGGCTCCGATCCTCTCGTGATTGAGGGTGAGAACGTAGAGTGACCCTCTAGACACCCCTCCGTCGGCCCTACCCAAGTGGTAGGGTTTTATTTTCAGACCCTATAATGACCAGAAAGGAATCTGAAAATGATCGACACCAACCTCACCTTCCGCACCATCGACACCATCGACACGCTTGTGGACGGCCTTGAGAAACGTGACCAGAACCGCGTCTGTTTCGCAGATATTGATGCAATCAATATGCTGCTGGAACTGCTCGCACCTCGCACGTCTTCCGAGGCAGCCCGCCTGCGCCGTCGCCTGGGTCGGGTTCGGAGCGAGTACCTCGCCATTCTCACCGTCTGACCAAACGCCCTACCCAAGTGGTAGGGTTTT